ATACCAATAATCGCTAACCAATTGCGATTTTTGAAATTAATTTTGACAAGATAGCAAAGCTATAACCAACAACGACCCACTGGCCGCATTGATTACACTTAGAAGTATTTTTATACTTTTCTGTGCTCTTAATAGTAAGACTAACTTATCCGTAGATAAATTAATTATTGGCCTTGGGCAGTCCAGTCGTCACCGATTGAAATCTTTAATTCTTCCCGTAGTCGTTGTTTGTTCTTGGTTATTGTCATTTCACCAGATGAAACCACTGACGTGGTACATAAGGTGCAGCTATGTCGAACTGTTCCAAGAACTCCTTATTCAGTTCAGCATAGCTATGCACAATCGGTGCTATTCCTTGCGAGACTAGCGCTCGATTGATTGTGGCTTTGTGTTGTTCGAAGAAAGACACTCCATGATGGAAAGCCTCCCTAATTGACGCGTCAGCCACTTGGCGTGTCATTTCGTCCTCATCTTCAGTCTCCCTGATCCAATTGACCTCCTCACGCAAGACATTTGCGTCTAAGGGGGCCATCATCAGACCTGGAGCTCCTTCGTGCGTCTTAAAAGTCCGTTTCAAAAAGGTTGAGTCCATTATCGATTTGGCAATGTAGGTGTCGCTGAGTTTATCCTCAGGCGTGACAAACACTCCGAATTTAGCAAGAACCCATTGGTAAGTCTCAAAATTGAGAAGTCCCAAGAGATTTTGCGTAACCGAGAGCATATAGTCATCACCGTAAGTCGAAAGTTGGCGACTTCTGGCATAAAATGCCATGTCAAGTCGCACAACTTTAGCAGCGGCCATCTCCATTACCTCCTTCCACATCCTCTGAGCTTCATCAGATACTTCAGGATTTGTCCGGTCATCATCATATCTCGAAGCTCGAGGTACGCGCATCCAACGTAGAATTCGTTCGACGTGCTATTTGCTGGCGCAGTGGCACCGAAACCAGAGGGAAGCCCCTGATTAACGATGTACATTACATTGCCGCAAGTAGTCAGTCGGTGACACGATTCATCCATCAGAATCCGACGCACACGAGCGTTGTCCTCTCCGTCATCATACCAGCGGTTTGCCAGGTCAGCGTACTTCATCAGTAGCTCACCAAACTCGCCGCGGTCGAACTTCTCGTAATCTCCAACATTCATCAACTCGTGGAAGCGAGTGTGCTGATTGAAGAGTTCGGTCCATTCTGGTCCAGTTGGGTTAATTCCGATCCGTGCCGAGTGTTTCATTTTATTTTCTTGAAGGGCCCACATGTACATGCCAAAATACTTCCGAAAAAGTATGTTGTAGTCCACGGG